AAATACACTGAAATAAAGTTTTTCCGCCTTATTTGCTATTTCAAATTTTTGCTCGTCTTGTTTATCGCCCATAGTTTAATTTCAAGAAATCGAGACGGAAGAATTCAAGATACAAAACGGACGAACACCGTAGCACCAGACACAGTCGCACCAAAACACGAAACCATAGGAGTTGACAAAGCAAACGCTACAAGAGTAGTCCTTGTCAATCGTGGTGACTCTGGTAGCAGTCCAGAAGGGGAAACCAGCATTAGGAATGTACTCACGGTAACGGCGATAATTTGCGGTAGTGATAAGAGAAACGAAGTCCTCGCAATAGTCGCCCTTATTAGAACCGTCATCTGCTTCGAGATTTACCTTGTGCTTGATAATGTTCTCTTTGCCGACTGCATCGCAGAGTTCCTTGTAAACATCCTTGTTGAGATACTTACGTGCATCGCTGGTCTTGTAGTCACCGCTGTTGTTGTCAAATGCCTTATCGCCCCAATTATCCAGAGCATAAATTGCGGTGGTCTCGGCTGCGTGACCGAGTACGATATACTTGCGCTTACCGATGGTCACGATACTTCCGGGAGTTGCCTTGCCAAGAGTCTTTTCCTCTTTCTCTGCAATGAGAATTGCAAAACCGTCCTCGGACTCGTTGATAGTCACGTTGAGATTCTTGACATTGTTGATGACATTGATTTTCTTCATATGTAATACCCTTTCTTATGTACGGAAATTATTCCGTCTTATTTATTGCAATGTTATTATAGCACATATTTTTGAGTTTGTCAATAGTATTTTAGAAATTTTTCCAAATTATTTTTAAGACTTTGGGGAATACACTTCAAAGCCGCCCTCAACGCTATTATTACATCTTACAAAAGCGTCCGGATTGTCTCTTAATATCATTCTTCCTTCAATCATTTTATCAACCACTGCGATGATATTCTTTTTATTAAAAGGAATCTTATGATATTTCATATCAAATGAAATTGATTCAATCATACCTTTAACTCTTAACAATGCGGCGGTATATCCTCTGTTATAGTCTCCTGATAGTTTTGTAAATCCTTGCATTTACTCTACCTCGATTTCCTTAATCTTGTCGGCAACATATAATCCCATTGCTGCGGATTGCGAAAGTCCACGACAAATACCTGAACCATCGCCTATTAAGAATAGGTTATTCCGAATACTAAAATTACTATCGTGCTTTGGCTTAATGGAATAATATTTGCTCTCACAGCCATATAGCAAAGTATCGTCATTGGCTGTTCCAGGAGCAACTTTGTCAAGAGCGTAAATTGTCTCAATGATATTGGTTAAAATGCGGTATGGCAAAACCAACGAAATGTCTCCGGCTGTCGCCTTCAGCGTTGGCTTAACTGTATTCTTTGCAAGTCTTGATTCTGTGGTTCTTCTTCCTCTCACAAGGTCTCCGAATCTCTGAACGAGTACATTCCCTGCGCCGATAATGTTAGCCATTTGGCTATAACTCTTTACATACTCTGTCGGCTTGTCGAAAGGCTCTGTAAATTTGATTGAAGATAGAATAGCGAAGTTGCAATTATCTGTCTTTCTCGCTTCGTCTGCAAAAGAGTGACCATTGGCGGTAATAATTCCACCATTATTCTCTGCACTCACAATTCCGCCTTGGTTAAAACAAAACATTCTCGTTTTGTCCTCGAAGGTCTTTGTTTTGCAAATGATTTTTGGTTCATAAATTCTTGAAGAAAATTCTCGCCAAATTGCATCCTGTGTCTCTACTCTTACACCAATATCTACCTCATTGGATTCTGTTTCGATATTGAATTTTTCGCAAACGTATTCAATCAACTCCGAACCGCTTCTGCCTGTCGCAAGAATAAGTGTATCAGCATTATATTCTTCTTTATTTGTTATGACCGAATAACTACCACGAATGTCATTTGACTTAATATCAACGACTTCCTCATTGGCTTTAAGGTCTACTCCGTTATTCTTCAACCAATCTATGAGAGAACTCATAATAGCATAGTTGTTTTCTGTACCAAGATGTCGTGTGGTCATATCGAGTAGTTGCAAATTGTTCTGCAAGCATTTGACTTTAAGTGCTTCACTTGTTCCGTATGTAGTAATATATCCATCTCCGTTGTAGAACTTTTCGAGAATACTGTCTGCAATTTTGATATACTCATTTGCTAATGCGTAACCAAGTTCCTCTCCAAGAGTTCCGCCATAGGAAGTTCCAAGGTTAAACTTGCCATCGGAAAATGCTCCCGCTCCAGCAAATCCACTTGTAATAGCACAAGTCTTACACTTCTTGCAAGATTGTTTACTTGTCGCAGGACATTTTCTATTTTCAATCATATTTCCTTTGTCGATGATTGCAATAGAAATATATTTGTTGTGTTGACGGAGACGGTATGCAGCCATAAGACCGCTAATACCGCCACCGACAATTAGTACATTATAGTTTTGCATATATTCCTCTTAATTAACAGGCAACGCTTCAAGACTCTTAATAAAGTCGTTCATAAATTTTGTCTTTTCTTTTGCGTCTTGAATTTCTTTATCGTAACTTTCTTTTGCTCTCTCATAATCATCTCTCGCATATTGCAAACGAGTGGCAATAAAAGCATACACATCTTCGTCCTCTATATTGACAAGTTTTTCTGCGGATTCTCTCAATCTATTAAGAACATCTTCCGTTATGATACACATATCAATTTGTTCGAGTGCGAATTTCTGAATGCCCGAATGTTCAGCAGTCGGAGGTGTCCAAGATAACACTTCTTTACGAACCTTATGATATTTTTCGTTGGTTTCAAGATAACGTGCAAGCAATCTTCTACTCGATAATATATCGTCTCTCTGATTCTTAACGAGTATTTTTCTCGCTTCGTCAAAAGAAATATTTTCCCAATACTCAACGTTTTGTTTTGCATTCGTTACTCTTTTAGTGCAATAATCGCTCGGAGAAAACTCTAATGGAGTAGGAGTAGACAATGGTTCTTCTTTTATTCCCATCGCAATTCCAAATGCTCTTGTACAGAGTTTAAGAAACTCTTTACCTGTGGTAATTTCTCCTTCTTCAATATAGCAAGTGTAACCTGTTGGCATTTACTCTGAACACTCCTTATCTTCTGCCTTTTCAATCTCAATGGTGCTACCATCTGGATTCTTATATGTACGCTTGAAATTTGTTCGACCTGTAATCTGGTCAACAATGTCTTGCTTTTTACATTCAAGAATTCCGACCAATTCAAGTGCTGTAAATCCGGTGTTCGTTCCAGAAATATTTACCCTATCGTTTACCTCGTCTACCTCAAAGACGAGTTCAAATCTTTTCTTCGGCATCTTCTGTTTTCTCCTTTTCACCTTCCATAAGTTCAAGTTCGTGTGCGATTGCCGCCTCTAAATCAGAGTGCGACCACAACTGTCCGTCCGTGCTTTTCCAAGTCGCATCTTCAAGATGAAGTCTTGACTTCGCTTTGTTCTTCTTTGTCTTTGAACAAACTTCCGCACTATTCAAAGGATAATCAAGAGGAACAAGTTTACTTAACTTTGTTTTCGACCAACCGTTATTGGTTTTGAGGAATAATGCAGGGTCAAAAATGTAAGCAACTCCGTCAGGACTTACGCCATACACTCTGACCACGTTTCCGTTGGGTCTCAATCTCATTTCTTCGTATAACATATAATCTCCCTTTTCCGAACACTATATATAGTGTTCTATTATTATTTTAATACTATATCTTGTGTTAAAAGTGTGAATAAAAGAGTAGTTTTATCTTCACTCTATTTTGTCGAATTCCTCATTGAGAAGTTTTTCGGTTAGCATCGCATAATCGCCATATCCTCTTGTCGGAAATTTCTTTACAATATAATCTCCGATTCCTATTTGGAGTGCATAGTGTGTTACAAACAAAATACCGTCTTGATAATTTAGTTCTCCACTATTTAAGGCTTCCTTAACCCAACCAGGAACATTCTCACCATCGAGATTTCCGTCATATTGAAACACTTCTATTTCTCTACAACGCCACTTCTCAATATCTTTTTGGTTTTTCTTATATCTCATTTTGAACTCCTTTCGGATATTGCCTTTCTTACCTTGCTGATAATCCAGCCTTCGTAATACATCTCGGTAATGTTAAGGAATTCAAAAACCGTATATTCTCTGTCAAGGTCAATCTCATTGTTCTTAACAAAGAGTTCTCTACCCACATCGCAACTTCCTGTCAGAATGTTGTGCCACTTGTAAAACTCGTGACCGGAATAGGTCTTGTCAAGGTCGAAGTGTTCAATGAACTTTCTTACTCTCTCGTCTACGGTCTTATCCATCAGAGCCTTATTCGCAAGGTTTTCTCTCGCTTTCGCCCCCGATTCACCGTGAGCAAAGTGTCCGATATTGTCCTTTGCAATGTAACAAGGAACGGTTGTAAAATCCTTTCCGATTACATATCCTTTTGCAAGATTTGCGTGAAGTCTCTTGATTACTGTGGGAATTCCGTCAATGTAATAGACCTTATCTCCATTGAACTCGATAAGACCGCCGCCATTTCCAGCACCATTTCCGGAGCATCCGATATATCCACGCCCAGAACTATCTCCTGCTCCACTTCCAGCACCATAGGGTGTTCCTGCACCAGTAGACACACCGTAACCGCAGCCATTTCCGCTATGATTTCCGTAACCTACAATCTCTTGGTAGTTAATATCTTTTTCGGGTGGTTTCCCGATAAATGTTTTGATTCTTTCGTTTAACGCTTCCATTCCTTCACCGCCTCGATAGACTTACAAGCAACCTCGGTTGCCTCGATAATCTGAATAGGATTGGCGATAATCATAGAAGGAACTACAACTGTGAACTTGCAATCTTCGGGTACTTTAACGCCCTCCAGTGCCAACTGCTCAACGGCGCAAGCACCGTTCCACTGCCACAACTTACGGACATTATTCATAATGACCTCATCGTGTGTATGAGAGACGATTTCTCCGTAGAAAACTCCCGCCTCTTTGGTTCTTACAATGTACTTCTTCTGCATATGTATTTCTCCTTATGAAAATTTGTATCGGTCTCGCTTTTTAATTATGTATTCTTTATCTCTCCACCTAATGTAGATAACGTCAGGCAGGTTATATATTCGTGGCTTGTTGTACCATAGCCATAGTTTTAATTTTTGAAACATACTAACCTCTGAATAGTTCCGGCAATGCTCTTGGTCGGTAACACTTATTCTCGATATTGGCTACTGTTTCGCTCAATGCTTGCAGAGATTTTTCGTCAATCTTGCACTTGCTTATCATCTCAATGACAGCCATTTCATTCTTGTACTTTCGTCTCTGTAACAATGCGGTTTGCAACATCTTAAAGCATTGCCAGCCTTGATATGCGTTGAATTTTCCGAATTCTATGTAATGCTCAATATCGACAATCTCTTTGTCAATCTCGCTTAACTTATCGTTGAGTTCCTGGTTTCGTGCATCGGAGTTTGCTATCAAATCGGTAATCGCAGAGATTCTATCTATCCATACCTGAATTTCACTATCAATGATGTCTCTTTGACAGAGACTCGTGCGAACCCCCGAATTATCCTTGTCTACGGTGTGTTCCGTGTCAATGAGTTGTACCGCAAATCCATTCCTTATATTCTTTGCGATTGAATTGTTTAGGACACTACTCGCCTTTTGAATGCTATCCCATTGTGCAGCGTGTTTGATACTTCGGATTGGCACATACTTTCCTGTGGTTTCGTCTTTGCGAATGTATGTTCCCTCTCCGTTGGTGATAACAAAAACTCCCATACCTTTCCCTTTCATTTGTCGTGTGCGTGTTATTCTGTCTTATTTTTAATTGTTTGAATTTAGGCTGCCCTGTGGCTGACAGCCTAAACTCTTTTTATTTATTCACCGTCAACAAACGGTCTTAAATATCTTTTAAGGTGAGAAATATTGTCAATGTCTACACCGTATTCCTTTGCCATTCCCATAATAATAGCAACGTCCTCGGAATCCCGGTAAGAGCCAATCATTTCTTGTGTTCTCTGCTCTCCGTATCTCTTAACTATGAAGTCATAGAAGCCGAGCATATAGAGAGTGTGATAATTGATTTTGGTGTTGTATTTGTCATTTACATTGGTCGAAATGCAACGGTTGATTATATCACACATTGCGGTCATCGGTCTATCATTAAACGCATATTCCTGGCTCGGTCTGATAATGAACTTGAAATATCCGTTCTGATATTTTGCGAGAAGATAATCTCCACGCCAACCAGCGATAGAATCCATATTATAGAACTTTACAAGCAAGCCGTAGCATCTCGGTGAAAGGTTCGCCTGTCTGCCCGGAAGTCTTACTCTCATATTCTTATGGTCTATATCATCGGGTTTAAGTTTAACGATTTCTTCTGCTTTTGCAAAGCCGTTATAGAACAACTGGAGGATTAGTTCGACATAATCCGCCTTATCTTCATCAAAGTCCTTGTGAAGATTATCTATAATCTCTTGAACAATTTTCCATCTGAAAGGTTCTCTGCCTTGTGCGAGTCTCTTTGTTGCTTCCTTGCCCTTCATTCGTTTATCATTCATAGGATTACGGATAGGCTCAACATTGTCAATGTAGTAATTGAACAATGCTCGGAGCAACGTGGAAATCTGGTCATACGAAGAATGAGAAATCATAAAGTTAATTTCTTTTCCTCGTCTCTTGTTTCTCAACTCGATAATCAAACCGAAAAGGTCATCAACTTCCATATCGAGAAGTTCCTTGCCGATTTTCATTTCGTAAGCATAGAGTTCAGGTTTATCAATCTGCGGTCTTGTCTTTTCCGCAGAAGTTCCCTTTACACTTTCATAGTATAAATCAAACAATTCTTTTGTAGATATTTTTGCCATAGTTACACACCTCCACACGATACACTGTCATTATAGCACAATTAAAAGTATTTGTCAAGGCTTTTCTAAATTATTTTTAAGCCAATGTCAATACCGGGAACTGAATAGCCATTGCTCGACTAATATCTCCGAGGATTCGGCTATCACTTACTTTTCCGATACACCTATCAAGATGCTCTGCGGAGATGGTCATAATCTGCTCAACCAGCATGGTGCTGGGAGTCTTTAAGCCATACTCCTGATAACTCCACAATTCCACGTGAACCGGAAGTTTCCTCTTGTTCATCTTGGAAGTAATCGGAATAATATTCAGTGTTGTGCTATATGTATTATTCTTATCGTTAGAGAGGATAAACACAGGTCTATAACCGCTCTGAATGCTGCCCTCTTGAACCGTTAGGTTGCACATCCAAATTTCACCGCAGCGTGGACGTGCTTCATAAGTTGTAGTCTCATTAAACATAATCCAATCTCCTTGTATCTCTACGGTATGTAACTATCGTTAAGACTGGATTAGTTTAGTTCGGTTGTATGTGTGTAGATAACAGTTGGTCACAAAAGTTTAGACTGTAATTATTACATAATCCTCCTCCAGTCCGATAGATTTGTGGCTTCCACCGTTGTGTAGTAATATTATATCACAAGTTGATTGTTTTGTCAAGATGTTTTTCTAAATTATTTTTAGATTACGAAATATAACATTCGATAATGTCCTCAATCTCGCTATGAGTGAGTTTCTTGCTATCCATTGCCGAACATTTTCTAAAACGATTTAGAACTTCTTTTCTTTCCTCTTTCGTCAACCTGCGAAACTTATTAAATTTTGGAATTCTCGTATCAATCTGTGTGTCGATGTCAGAAGTAAGCCAATACATTTCGAGAAGCGTGTAAAGGTTTCTTAAATAACGCTTTCGGTGAATCTTACTACTGATTTTCGCAAGCCATTCCTTAACGGTGAACTTGATGCTCGAAATAATTCTTCTCATTTCGCCAATCCCTCAATCATTTCCATAATAGTATTGATAGCCTCAATATGAGCCATCGGGTTAGTCGCTCCGGCATTCTCGCCTCCAGCCTTGTATGCTGCCGAGATAATATCTCTCAAATCGTTTGTGTCAAGGCTTACAATAGGAGTGTCGGACACATCCTGATAGGTCTTGTCTCCTGTTACATACTCGTCAAAGAAAGTACCCATATCATCATAGTATTTATCGACTTTCTGCTTGGTGAGACCGATATAGTGCTTTGTGGTTTTTGTGTCAGAGTGGTTGTAAATTGTCTGAAGGAGTTCCATACTGTCATAATCGCCAGGGTGGAGCATTCTCGACAACATACCGAAAGTCTTTCGAGGACTATGTGTTCCCACTCTATACTCAATGCCAACGAGGACAGCCGCCTTTTTAAGAGCCTTACGGTAGCCATCGGCAGTGAGCAATCTTCCCTTGTAGTTTCCGCTCGTCTGAACGAAAACAAAGTTCTGATAGTTATTATCGGACGGAACTAAACCAGTCTTTTCGATATACAACTCGATTGCTGCACGGCAAGCAGAGTTGATACGAGGGTTAGCAAGTTTGTCCGTCTTATCCTCTACGATTTCGAGAAGGTCTACTCTCATCTTGTTGGTTTCCGGATTGTAGATATGCTCCCAAGTAAGCGAGAGGGTGTCTCCGATTCTTCGTGCCATATTGCAAGAGAGAACGAAAATCAAGTAGCATTGCCACATTTCGTTTTCCTTGAAGTAATTCATTACCTTTTTGACATCTTCAATCTGGAAAGGAAAAACCTCTGACTTCCTACCTTTTTTCTTATTACACTGAACCTTTTTAGGAGTTCCGTCCTTTTTCAACTTAACCGCCTTTGCGGGAGTTTCGGGAACTTCTGCAAGAAGAATAGTGTTCGGGAAAAACGGAGATGTGATTTGTACGGTATTAGTATTCATATTATCCTCCTCATTTGTAGTAACTCATTTACTATAATGATTATATCACACCTTTATAGTTTTGTCAAGAGGTTTTTCAAAAATATTTTTATAAATTTTTCTTGGATTCTTCCGCTTTGAATTTATCAATCCAGTGCAGCAATTTCAAAGAGTCGGGAATATCCATCTCTCGAACCATTTCGGGAGTGATTTCATCGGGTGTATATTTGCCGTTCCAAAGTACATAAGCGTGAGCCTCACGGTAGACTTCTTCCGGCACGTTGTAATATCTCTTATTACTCTTGACAGGATAGAATGCTTTATCATACCCGCATTGCTTATGCAAGTCGGCAAGCAAACCGTCTGTGCTTGGATATTGACTTAAATTGAATCTCTCATGTTCCGCAAGACTCATTGAACGAATTTCTGCCATATTGTTCTCCTTAATATCCATCGCTATTGTTGCACCAGTCAAGATACACATAGGCGAGATAAAACTTAAAGCACATCATATCTCGGCATTCTTCATAATCGTGCTTTTTGCCACAGTATCTTTCACAGTGTTTACACATTTCAGGTAATTCTTTGTCGTCTTTGATATATGGTTTAATATGATTATAAGATTCTTCTAATTGACGTTCTATTTTATCGGGCATATTATACTCCTTCCCAATGTTCGCAATTCTTTTGTGGATATATAGTATTTCCGTTGTGAATTTCAATGCTTATGTATTTTTCGTGATGTTCACACCACCAATATTTTACCTCGAAGTCGGTACTTCCTGGGTTTCCGTTGTGATTCGGATTATAAAATGTTTCCGTTCCTTCTTGGCGGTGTTTGCAAGTTTGACAGGCACGATTATTCTTGTTATATGGACATTTCTTTTCGTGCCTGACCGCACTTGACTTATTTATATAGGCTTTACTGCAACAGATAGGTTTATATGCTTTGATAGGTTCTGGCATATCACTCACCCAAAAGATTGTGTTCAAAATCTTCTATGCTATCAAATTCTCTGATTGTCGGAATCAATGCGCCCATATTGCTATACATATAAATCTTTCCGGTGGCTATGTTCTGACATACCGTAAAATCCGCAGCGTTTACTTCTGGATAGGTCGGTCTATAATCAATATAGTAACGTTCCGAACTTTGAGCAGAATAAATATGAGAGTCTATAATGTCGCTATTTACTTGCTTTAATTTCGAGACAATTCTTGCCTTGAAATATTCCAATCCAATAACACCCATATTACGCCTCTATCTTTCCGACAAATACGATATTTCCGTCTCTCTTTAATACTTCGTGACCGCAAGAGATATAGAAGTCAACCCAGCCTTCAGAAATTTTGTGGATTTCGTGACAAGGATATTTTTCAAGAACATCTACGCAACCCATCTTGATTGCTTCAATCATTTTCCTATCTTCCTTGCGCCATTCGAGTTCGTTCTTTCCGTCAAGCCAATCCTTGATATACTCAATCGGCATTGCAACAAGTCTCTCGATAACGTCTGCGGCAATGATACAGTCAAGACCATATCCACCCCATAGACTAATTGCTCGGTCTAATTGCTCTCTCAACTTCGGATATTTTTCGTGATATGAAAGAGCCTCTACCTTTTCATTTGCAATCTGAACAAATCCTTTTCCCATATCTTAACTCCTATATAACTTCTTGATTTTGAACATTTCGATAACGGTCTGTTTGAATTCCTCGAATGTGGGAGTACGGTCACATTCAATTTTGGCTTCTCCCTTCCACTTGTCGAAGTTATAAATACCTCTTTTCTCGTCATAGGAGAAAGAAATATTTACACGCTCATCTTGTGGGTGTCCTTTCAGCATACTGTGCCACATACCGCAAGAATAACCTACTACACCATCATCGGTGCTTGGGTGAATAATTCTTGCCGACCAATCTATACCGTGTTTCAAATCGTCAGCATACGCCGCATCTCGCATAAAGGTAACGAGTTCCTGAATAGATACAATATTCTTCATTTCTTCCTCCTTAAAATACAGGTTTGTAAGTGTTAATAATAGGCTTAATTCCCTGCTTCTTGAAGTAATCAAGAACCACATCAAACTGTCCTCTATCGCAAGAGAGGAATTTCGTTCTCTCGCAATGGAGACCGCTTGATGAAGGTACACTCTCCCAAAACAGTTCTCTCGGAATGTCTACCCAACCGTCATAAATGATAACTTCATTATACAAATTCTGATAATAGTCGTTACGCTTTCCTTCAGGCTGATAGATAATCTTAACAGCGTTGTCATATTGTGCATATGCCTTGAACTCATAGTCCTTAAATACAGCTTTGCAACTACCAACTCCACCGAGGTCGCTCATACGAACAATCGTAATTTTCTGACCGACAGAGAGGAAGGCATTTGCAAACTGGTCTTTAATATCGTCCGGCTCGGTAAGAATTCTATACATAACAAGTTTGAGTTCGTCATTCTCGATTGCACGAACCACGCCGATATTAAACTCAAAGTTGTTAGCCTCAATCCAACTTCTAACAATAATCTTGTAGAAGTAGAATTTTTCATTGTTCCAGGTCTTGTGCCAGTCGTTGCTGATAATTACATCCGCACTCATATCCTCGATACTTTCAGCAAGTTCTTTGTAGTGGTTGTATTCTTCCTCACTAATGCCGAGGGCGGTTGTGTAGGTTTCAACAATCTGACTTTCGCTATCAACCGTGTAGGTGTACTTTCCGTAATCGTGACCCTCGGAATTTACAATGTACTTGATTTCACCATCGCAAACGATAGCCACGCAGTTCGTATTGTAAAATTCAACGGTCTTGCGCTCGTCATCTGACATTCTCTCATAGTCGTAAATGCTCTTTACTCGTCTATCATCAGTATAACTTCCGCCAGTTTCACAGCCATAGAACGAGAACGGAGACATCATCTGCTTGGTGTAGAGTTCAAAGATTTCAGAGGTCATTCTTACTTCTTTGGTAATTCTACAATTCTGTCTTGCCCCCGATTCGTCAATGTCGGTAGGATTATTCACCTGACAGCCAAGATAAAGGGCGTTGAGAGTAAAGTAATCAACCTCGACAACCTCGATATTATTCTCGATTACCTCGTGGTTTGCCTTGCGGATTTCTTCAAGTCTTGCGGATTCCGCTCTGTCAATCTCCATCTGCTTGCGGCGTTCCTCGTACTCTCTTGCTTCTCTTTCAGCCTTGGCAATGTTATACGCTTCAAGGCTTTTTGCAAACGCTTCGCTCATTGCGGCATAAGCCTCGGTCTGTTCGGTCTGCTCGTACTTATAGGAGAGAATGCTACTCTCATACACTCCGTAGAAATTAACGTCAAAATAATCGGTCATGCTATCGCTGTTATCGTAGTTATAACTCTCTGCGAAAACGAAAACATAATGAACGATTGCCTTTACTTCCTCGCTATCCTTTGCGAAAGGACTTGCAAGAAGGTCAATGTGAATGCTGTGATAATCGCTCGTCACGGAGAATTTACACATCGGGAATCTCGCTCTGATATGCTTACGGATAATGGCTGCGATTTCCTTTGTGTCATGGATTTTATAGAGTTCGTAGTTGTTCTCAATACCATCGGTTCTCGTCATCTCGAAAAGGTTGTAACTTTCGTGTTTTTCTGTCTTATTTTTAGATGGTAACAAAAGAACCTCGTTATCAAGAGTCTGTACAAAAACCATAACCTCATCAGTCTGCTTTGCGTACCACATTTTCTGCTTTCCGCTCCAACGGAAACCATTTGCTTTGAGGGATTCGATAACGGCTGCTTCCGGCTTACCGTCAAATCTAATCTCTACTCCGTTCTTCTCGCTATTCAGTGTTACATTTACGTTTGCCATAATGTTTTCTCCTTTGTGTGTTGTGTAGTAACTCATTTACTATACATATTATAACACACAATTTCGCATTTGTCAATAGTAATTTTGAAATTTTTCTAAATTATTTTTTAGAATTGAATCATTGGATAATTTTACCCTATCCAATAATCTATTTGGTCTTGCGAAGGTTTTAATTTTTCATATGCGAATGTTAGAGCATTAGAAATATCTTCCGGCGAAACATATTTAAGAAAATCATCTTTAATATATTGTTTTCTACCCTCTGTATCTAATCCTCTATAAGAATAATTGTCTCTAATGATTTTAGAACGGTATTCATATTTCCTTTTCCGTTTTTCTTTAATGCCAAGGTCTACAATTCTATAATCCAATTTTGAAGATATATCATAAACGGCAACAACAATCTCCGCCTTGTATTCTCCCTTGTCTACTTCATAATTAAACCTCATACTCATATCAACCTCTTTATTTATCGTAAGAATTAAGCATATCCTTGACTCTATTGATTTCTTCTTCTGTATGCGGAGTTCCGCCATCGTTCATTTCAATATACCATTTCAGAACTTCTTTTCTCGTTTGAAGTTCATTGATATTTACGAGAACATCTATATCCGTGTGCGGTTCGTCCTCGTAGTCTTTATAGTAAACTCCAAAAGCCGGAATTTCATTGTCTATGAATCTCATAATTGCGGTTGTTCTCTGCAATCCGTCTACACAAACAAAATCGTCAGGTCGATTTCCTATTCTCCAACCAGGACAGTTAAAATAAATAACTCTGCCCGACTTGCCTCCTCGGAGAAGAAATTCGATATAGGCAATTTGCTGCTTCTCGCTCCAAACGTGTCCTCTCTGGAAGTCAGGATTTAATTGAAGGTTATTCTCCGCTTGATTTTCTTTTACCCAAGCAACAAAGTATTTCAGAGGCATATTAACTTGATATGAACCTGGTCTTGTAAACTTTGGAATATCTCTAAATTTCATTGTTACTCCTTATATTTATCTTTTAGTTCTTTTATATAATCCGCAAGTTTGCCTCTATTATAAAAGATATTTGACTTTGCATGAGGAATCTTTCTATAATGTTCCGGCAAATACACGTCTGGATTATCGGCATCAACCTCTGCGAGAAGATACCTAATCCGATTATATTCTTCTTCGGTTATGTTCTCTTTAATTTTCTCTAACTCGGCTCTTGCAATATGTACGGTTCTCGTGCAAAATCCTTTGTTTGAGATAATATCAAGAGACTTAATTACAGTTGACATATTATCTCCTTTTAACGTGGAGAGTGATAAGTTCTCCTTCTTCCGGCGCTTCCTCTACCCTCTTGATATTAAGGTGTCCGAAGTGGTTTATATCGTCAAAGTTATCAGCGTTACACTTGCAATAAGAGACATCATCGGATTGCAGCCAAAACTCTTTTACTTCCGGGTGTCTTTTAAGATAAGTTTCTACTTTCATTTTAGATACTCCCATTCATATACTTTTTATAAAACCGCTCTCCCTCTTTACCTTTGTAGAGTTTATAAAGAGCAGAGCCAAGACCATTATCCAGGATTTCATCTATGGAATCACAAGTGTCTGCACTATTCTCCATAGTGTCCAAATATCCCTCAATGGCTTTTCGCATTGCGGCTAATTCTTTTTCCTTAAAAGAAATTGTCACGACTAATCACCTTACCCTTTATTAAGGATTTCTTCGGGCGATTTATCCTCAAATTCGCTCCAATTAAATTCCTCGGTAGAGAAATCTGACTCGGTTGCTTTACCCTCGTCATACAAAGAAATTTCGCCCTTATGGTAGAGAACTGAAACCGCATAGCAGATATTTTCATCGTCATTGAAAGACGGAAGATTATCCTCATTCTCTTTCAAGAACTTTTTGACTTTCTCCATATCCTCATCGGTAAGATGTACGGTATAAGTCACGTGTGCTACAACTTCAATATTCATACTCATAGGTCAAAATCTCCTTGTTTTTGATAATAAAATACTCGTTTTATTCTTTGTTTTCAGGTGTGGTCTTTTCGGCTCTCTGATTTGCAAGTGCTTCCCATTTAGGAGACTTGCTCTTAAATTGGTGTCTACAATTATAACAATAGTATATCGGGATTTTCTTAAAACCACCGACATAACCACGCTTAATGATATTGGGATTCTCGCATTTACATACACTCTCGTAATTTACACTTGCAATACCTCTACCCATTGTTTTGTTCTCCTTATCTCTTTCCTTTGAACAAATAATCCTCTGCTCCGCCGATATACTTTTCGTAATCCACTCTGACAAGAGGCACACCGCTTACGGAAGTTACTCCGCTACCGAATGCCATACGACCAATGCTTCCGACAAAGTTAATTGTCAAGTTCTTATTGACCGACATAATCTCGGCATAGCATCTTCCGGTAGGCTTCTCGCCATCGTCAAAAGTGAATCCCTCACTCTCGGCTTGCTGCATAAATTTGTTTCCGATTTCGTCATTTGCAAGATACACATATACCTTGCCATCCGTTCTGCTTAACTGTTTGATTGTTCTTTCCATTTGGTTTTATATCCTCCAATAATTTAATATTAGAGAGCATAAGAAAAATCCCATCGTTACCGATAGGATTCAATAATCTTATTTCCCTATCGGTCAAGCATTAGCACCTTACCTCATCGGCAGGTTGCTGTACGGTCAGTGGGCTTGCTCCCTCACGCACTCTTTATAGGTCGTGCTTCTCTGCACGGTAGTATTATATCACATTCCTATCGCTTTGTCAATAGTATTTCTGAAATTTCTCAAAATTATTTTTAATTTGCATTTAGCAACTCTTTTATATCCACATCCAAAGCCTTTGCTATCATACACAGTTTAAGAAAAGGAACTTTAACATTCCCCCTACTGCGATTAACCCAGGCATAGACCGTTTGCTTTTGAGAGCCGGAATATTCCATCAGCCTTTCCATTTTGGCTTTGAAAGATGTCTGACATTCAGGGTGCTTTGCGTAGAGAAATTTTTCCACGTTGTCGGCAATCACGGATTTATCGGTCTTATCCCATAATTCGTTGAGTGCCAATACTTCCGCTGCAATCTCGCTTTTACTCACACATTAGTCCTCCCTCTGTGGTATAGTAATCTGTTTACTATTATACCACGATTTATTGTTCTTGTCAAGATGGCAATTACACTTCGCCAAAATCCTCATACTCTGGATGCTCGGCATTATGACAGTCAAAACAAACCCAACCATTAGGAGAGTGGTCTGTTCGTATCATCTCGGATTGCTCTTGCCTTTCTCCGCAAACTCCACACTTTCTATAATACTTTCTCTTACCTTTTGTACTACGAGAAATGGCGGCTCTTTTAAGCGGATTTTCCGCACAAGATTCACGGAAAACCAACTCAACAAGTTCCAAATTGTCGGGATTGTGTTTGAATATGAAAGGCATATCTGCTCTATATTCCCTTTTATATCTTTCAAATGCCTGTTCGCAACACTTCTTCTTTTCCCAAAATTTGTGAGAGGGATTTGTAAGGTCTGTGACAAATTTTCCGGTACTGTTATCCCTTACCGCATATAGAGTTATAGAGGTTTCAATTTGCATTTCTTTCTTCCTCTTTTCTTCTTTTCAATTCCGCCATGCTTCGCTTGTAGTTTTCTTTATAACTCCATTTCTCGTATGTAGGAACACAAATGGAAAACAAGATAATGAGTCCGATTATTCCGATTATTTCAATCATCCTAAATTCCTCACTACACAATGTTTCTTGATATATTGCTCTGACATACCTGTATCAAGAGAATATTGCTGAATTGCCATCCCTCTCGATATTGCTCTGACGGTTATAATCTCTCCGGAATCATTCACGATTTGAAATGTATAGAATCTCATAGTTTAACTCTCCTTATCCCAATTATCAATCTCAATATCAAATCCGAAAGACTGAAATAAATGAGTTGATGCTTTGTATCTCATACCATAGAATGTATGAGTGCTTAAATAGGCTACCCTTTGATTCGTTGCCTTGCTTATGATATTACCGCAACCCATCTCGGTGTCGATTTCAAGTCTGAAATTTTCATTTTCAAGACCGCACAATTCGTTCCAATTCTTAATGAGTTTCGGCATATCATTCCTCGCTTACGTCCATGTCTTTCATATAATGGGCAATGTCAATTCCGTAATAGGATGCCGCCCAAGTAACGCCCTCGATAAAAGCCTTTGCTTCTTCCGGCGTTTTGAATTCCTTAACGACAGAGGGCAACGAGAAATTTCCGTTTGCCCTTACCTTTGTTCCTTCCTGGAACAATTCAACCTTATTGTAGTTCTTCGCCTTCAGCGTGGTAGTTAATACTCTTTTCATCGGCAAAATATCTCCTTAATTTATCGGCACTTTTTCCTCTTTGCTGCCGATATTATATTTTGAAATTTCGATTTGCTTTTCAACGTAGGATTTGATTTGCTCGTTGGTCATATTCGGTCTAATCGTCAGAACATTTGCAAGTTGGCTCGAATGAATGACAATGTTTCGACCTGTTCCTCCGAATGTCAACTTATCATTTGTTGGTTTTATGCCGTGTTCATTCAAGATTGAAACGGCATAATTCCATTGGCTTTTTCTATGGTTGAAGTTTTCTATCCTCATATCAAGCCTCCACGATGACAACTTTCATCTTCCCGGAAACGCTCTCAATCCACTTTGCGGCATCTTTCTTTGCCTTTGCAAGTGTCGGTGCATCGGTGCAAAACTGTCCGATATGAAAGTCCTTTTCGTCCACAGGAGAGAGATTATAATGGCATCCGTTGTCGTTAGTCCAATATTCCTCAACCATTCTTACGGTTGGCGGATTCTGACGTGCCTTCAAAATCTTCTTAAACTCCTTGTCGGTGTGTACCTTAACTCTCGGTGTGCTTCCGTCCTTGCACATCTCGGTAACACTCGTAACAAGGTGTCCTCTCACGATTTCCTCTGCTACATACTCGAACAATGCTTGCTTGCTCGAACACTCGACCAGCACGTGCCAGGTCGCAGTGTATGAAAGTCTATAAATAGTTCCCTCGATTACTCTTGTCATTTTCTTTCCCTCCTATAAACGCAACCTTATTCGGTTGCTTTTCCAAAATGCAACCTTATTTAGTTGCTTTTTATTCGTTTCAGACCTTTCATAAGTTCGTAGTTTGGCGGAACAATGTGGCTTAAATCTTCCACTACCGCAACGGAAATTCTTCCGCTATTTGCTGATTCCGTGTCTCTCGCTGCTTGCTCCGCCGTTTCAACCGTTCCGATATGGTCTTGAAGCCATACTCCATCTACGGTGTTTCCATTGTCTTTATAGACTTGTACTAACGAGAACTTCATACCGGAATTTCAGGACTTACAAACTGTCCGGTCTTTTCGTTGTAGATAACGATAATTTCGCTATGAACGTCCTTAACCCAGCCATTCAACGACCACTTATATTTGCAATCGAAGTAATAGCAATTATTGTTCTCGGTCTCTTTGAGAATCTGAAAATCAAAACGGTTTGTCTTGTTCTTGATATTTTCAATCAGCCATTTTCGTGCGTTCTCAATGCAATTCTTTTTCAATGTTCCGTACCTCTTTCCATCTGCTTTGAATTCTTCGGCAAGTTTCAGAGCCTTTATATATTCCTCATTGTCTTTTGCGATGCTGCGGTTATATCCAGGAAAGACAATTATCAATCCTTTGTGACCGTGTAGATGCATCGCCAACTGTGCCAAGAGGTCAGCCTTTTCTGCACTGTCGATATATTCATATAGGGTTTCAAATTCTCCGTTATCTCGTACCAAACAAACGCTTGCTCCGGTCATTGTGTGTCTCCTTTCAACATCTTCCAAGCCATTCCTCGAAGTCTGACTCGTCTGTGATTCTTCCGTCAAGTTCAATTTGATTATTTGTGATACGAACAGAGGAAAAACTTCCATCGCTCATATACACTCTGAAGGTATCGGTTTCTCCGATTTTCTCAAACTTCTTATGATACTCGGCAAACTTGTCAAGGAGATAATGCTTTCTATAAAGATATTCGGCATATCTTCTCGCATCTGCTCCAAAGCACCAAGCGTTATTGAAATAGTAGTCATAGATTGACTTGTCGTATTGGAGAAAGATTTTCATACACTCGTTTTGTGTAAAATCTCGTCTTGTAAATTTCTTTTCCATTAGATTCCACTCATAGCCAAAGCCAAGCAAAGAAGTCCAGCCTCTCCGACATTCTCCGACTTGCTAATTACTCCTTCCATCATATTCATAAACTCGCAGCCGTTTCCGTGCTGCTTATTCGGCTTTACCTTTACCATTTCCGGCATAATAACTTCGATATTGCAATGAGTTCCGATTCTATCTACGGACTCGGTATCTCCACGTCTTGTAGCAACGGCTTTTCCGTATGCGATAGCCTCATCCCTCTGCAATGCACTAAAATAGTTCTTGTTAGAGATGTTGGGATTATAAGAATACTCGATAAAGAATCCTGTTCCACCGTGATTATGACCCAATCCGAAAGTGTTGATGACATATCTCGGCTCACTAATTTGTCTCCAAAACTTTCCGTCAAAATAAACCTTTGAGTATGGATTACTACGAAGAATTTTGATAATTGATTTTGAGTTATCATCAATGATAACGGAATTTTCGGTGAAGTCAGTCGCTTCCGGCAACCAAAAGTCTCTTGCTGCACCGTTTTCGATATTATAAATCATATCCTCAACGGTTTCAAACTCGGTACTAATTGCCGCACCGTGCGTAACTCTGATGGGAGAATACAATTTACCTTTGAAAGTTCTGATTTCCTCATCGAACATACGAAAATCGCACTTTGCGCTCTCATATCCGTAATAATCTTTCATGCCCTCGCAAACACTTTTCATATCGTGAATGATAAATGCAATCGGGAATTCCTCGGCGGTCAACTCCTTAATGGTAACAGTGGTAGTTCCGGAAAGTTTTCTCTCTCGGTAATTTCTGTGTCTCTTTGTAGGAAGGTATCTCTGCTTGTAATAGAAGTTAATATTAAGTTTCATTGTTTGTATCTCCTTTTCCGGAATGCTTATCATTCCACGTTTTAATTGCTTGTTTAATGCTCGTGTGACCGCCTGTAAAATCGCAAGCGTGTGTTGAGCAGTTGACCGACCAATAATATCTATTATCAAATATCCCTCGGTCTCTCGTTATCGTTATTTCCGTGTTCCCACAGTATTTGCAAGGCTGGAGGCTATCTTTGTATTTCTCCGTGTACTTCCTTGCCAGGTCGTAAACCTTTGACATCCTTTAACTTCTGAAAAGATTATAAGAATCAAAGTAAACAAGTTTATTGTCGGAAGTCTCTCTGACTGCCGAAGCATGAAATGCGCTCCGACAAATCCCGGAGATATATTTCTCACGACCTAAAAGTGAAATTGCTTCCTCTCTTGAAATAGGCTTGTCGTTGAGTTCGTACTTTGTGTTCTTCTTCAACATTGCCGCCTCAATCTGCGGAAAGTCCTTCTCCGTGTAGCCATTCTTCAAAATCAATTCTTTATCTGCATTTGTCAGTTTCATTTGTCGTTCCCTTTCTGTGTTATTCTATATTATTTTTAAGAGTAATAATCAAACTCGGCAAATCCGCCGGAATCTTCAACATACTGTTTGCATCCATCAATAGTGAATTCATCACCATATCCACCAAAGCCTGATTCCTCGTCATATTCTCCGTAATTGTCGCTGCAATCAAAATGGAGAAGAATCATATTGACAAGATTTTCAATAGAGGTTTTAGGCTCGTAGCCATTCTCTACAATCCAATCTGCGATACGGTCACAATCGCATTTCTTTTCTTCGGGTGTGTCCGGCTCATACGTCCATCTGCCATAATAATCTACCATTTTAATTGCCTCCGTTTTTTTATTTGTCGGTCTACGCCAGAGGATGCTAACCGAACTTTTCTTTACCCTCTTACACCTGTCTCTTTTCCGCCCGGTGTCTCGACTTGCAGTTTATTTAAGGTCGATTCAGTTTCGACCATGTTAGTAACTCATTTACTATATACATTATAGCATACTACTTACCATTTGTCAAGAGGTTTTTCTAAATTATTTTTAACTTTTTTTCAAAAGCGGATTTCAATGTTCTTTACTTTCCGCTTTTGTTATATCTCTGAATGATTTTGTTGCATTGTGACGGTGACTTGCCGACCATCTCGCTATTCATTTTTCTTATCTCGTCAGGCGTAAATGCTCTGCAAGGCGGTGTTGCTTTGTCTTTAATCCAAACAACCAGCCAAAAGAGTAGAATGCCTAAAATAATTAGTATTGGCATTTAGTTTACCCCCTTGCGCTGCATATCGGCTCTGATGAGTTCTTTGAAATATCCAGCCTTATTGGGAATGGTGGCAAGGTATGCCAGGATGTCATCGTCTTGCGGCGTAAATACTCGGAAACTAATACTCTTGCTGCGTTCCTTGTTGTACTGTGCGCCTCCAGCATAGCCGGTCTTTTTAGCGTACTCACGCTGTCTTGCGTTCTTTCTCTGACGTGCTTCTTCCTCGGTGTAAATTCTCTTTGCCATTATATCAACTCTCTTTCCTTACTATTATTATATCATACTGCAAGTAGTTTGTCAATAGTTTTATAAAAGTTTTTTTGGATTTTATGAGATTTCTTCCATCTCAATATCATCCCACAATCCTCTTTTCTGATTGAACGTATGCCAACCTACGAAACGATATTTTTTACCGTCACGCTCGAAAATCTTGTGCGTGTAGGTGCTTATTTCCGGTGTGGTATCTTTGAATCCGTTTTCCTCGACAACATCACTTGCCATAACTTTATCGTTGCTTTTAAGAATAATCATATGCCCTCCGCATTGCTCAATGCCTCGATATAATTTGATTATTTACGAACAGAGGAATTATCCCAAGCAGCCACCATGATTTTCTATGCACGGTCTCATAGTAAATACTTCTTTTTCTCGTATAAATCTTTTCTCTTTTAACAATCATTGCTTAACTCTCCTTTGTGGATAAAACCATTCTTTTATTTACTTATCCTCGGATAAAATTCGCTCTGATTCCCTATCCAAGTCAAGAATCTCATTTGCGACCAAGTTTGCCGTTGCTCTATCGCATCCGGTCATCTGCATTACTCTATCTTCCATAATGCACATAACGTTGTTTTTGTGTTGCTTTAATTCTTCTTTTGTGAGTGCCATATTGCCTCCTTATACTATCGTGTAGTAGTATTTACGCATTGCCGGAAGTTTTTCCGCCAATGGTCTTTTATCGCTTGAAAACTCGCTAAATTTGTCATAAGAAACCCTCTCAATGATTTCTCCATACTGTTCAATGTCCGAAAGACTTTCAAAGCGTTTTTGGAATTCTGCCTTGTCTCGTGCTGCGACTTCCTGAATAGTTTTCATAGCATCCGCCGGAACATAAGACTCTTTTACATACCATCGGATATTGCCACCCTCGGAAATATGAGCGATGGTCTTATAATCGCCATCTTCTTCTACTGCCTTATTGCATACCGATGTGCCGTTGCCGTGGCAACCAAGGAACAACTCAAACTTTTTCATAATTTTTTCTATTTCCTTTTCATGATAATTTTCATAGTCTACGATATATCCGCAACACGTGTACGGCTCGTCATATTTAACTTCATACACAACATTCGGATAATAATGGATTTTCTGAATAGTGCCGGTCTTACCTCTTGTTAATCCCTGGACTAACTCGGTGCGATATATCGGGTTAATCTTTACCCTATCTCCGACTTTTAACACAACATTTTCCATTATGCTGCCTCCTCAATACTTGTAATAGTGTCAAGTCCTTTTTCTCTCGCTATCTGCTCGGCGCATTCTCGAATGGTCTTTACTCTGACCGTTGCCCAAACTCCGTGCTTTGTAAAGCCTGTAACCTCAAAATATCGCATTGTTTTGTCTCCTTATAGAATATGAATGAATTCTTTAATGAAATTGTGCGGAAGTTCTTCACCGTATTTCTTGACGATTTCTTCCTTTTCCTCAAAAGGAATATTTTCCATGATAGCCTCACATAATTGGAAGTTCTCATATACAAGGCTATTCTCTCCGAAAATTGCTATATCGTAAAATACATTTCCGTTAGCAACTCTCCATTTGATAATTTTATATCCGCTTACCTTTTTCATAGTCAAGCCTTAAAATATACTTTATATTTCAAAATTGCCTCACCTTTGATAGAACGGTCAAGAATTACTCTCTTGTCTCCGTTATAGGTCAAATACTTTCCTTTGACAAACTCATAACCAGCAAGCCAAGGACAAGCGCATTTTGCAAAGAAGTCTTTTCTTTTCCAATAGGCATCGCCGTATGGATTATTTTTGTAGTAGTCATCCTCAATTCGCTGCCACTCGTCAAGGATTCTCTGCTCCTGCTCGGTCAAGTCTCTCTTTCCGGCTTCATATACCGTGAGATTTTCGCCATCGTAATCCACAAGTTTTGCGCTATTCAAACGCATTTCGCTTTCGTTTCCGTCTCTGTTCAAGAGGATAATTGCCACTGTGTTGGCTCTCAAAACCTTTCGGATTCCTCTTAACGTTTCTCTGATTTCGTCTCCGGTCTTACCGTACCACTCAATCATTTCAAGACTCATTTTGCCGCCGTTGGCATCTCTCTTTAACTCCGCTACCGTTTTCATTTTATTGTCTCCTTTACTTAATCAATTTGAAATAGAATGGAATTCCAGCCTGGAATGGATAGAATGTAAAACTTTCGTTATCCCATATCCGCATGGCGTGACCGCCTTTGTCTTTTCTTATGCTAACCTTGTTTGATTTTCTGAAAAAGTCCTCAATCTGTGTTGCGCTATATCGGCTATCGAATTCAACCAAGGTGAAGTTATAGGATTTTTCCGTCTCCTTAACTTCCATTATGATTTTGTATTTATCAAAATGTCCTTCGTTGTGTTCCGCTATATACTTTCCGCTTGTGAGCATATCCGATTCTCCTTACCATTCGATTTTTCCTACTTTGATATGCTTATCTGCATACATCATTTCGGCAACTTCTGAAACGTTAATTGTTACAAGGCTGCAATGCTCCGTCTCAATGCTCTTGAATTTCTCTCTCAAATTTTCGCCAAAAGCAATAGCGGATTTTTTACTTACAACCGTCTTTCCTTTTCCGGCAAAGTATTTTGTTTTCTTTCCTTTTGCGTGATATTTGATAATAAACATTTCATTTACCTGAATTTCTTTTGTTCTTTTCCGTTGTTTATGTAAATCTCAAACCCAGCACTCGCCAAGTCCTCAATCATTTTCATTAAATCCGCCGCATTATCGGCAATTACGACCTCCAGGAAGTTTGTATTTTCTCTTGCCGTTGCAATTACTACCTTGTCGGTTATTCCCTCGGTGTAAATTACCGCTTTGTTTGCGGTGTTCGTGCTGGTGCTTGACGTTATCTTTATTGCGTTTGTCATTTCTGGATTCTCCATTTCTCGTTGTAATCGTTTAGAATTTCTCTGACCTTTTCGGCTAACTCGTTTTCGTCAACCTCGTCTGTGCCGTATTCGATAGACTCGAACGTATCACCGTGAATTTCAAGCAATAAGGCAATCCATCGGTCATCGTTTCCGTTGTCCTCGATATATCCGAAAATGTTTACTCGGTTTTCCTCAATCCAATAGTTTGCATTTGCTGGTGGATTTGCTTCTGCCAAACACTTCATTTCTTTCATTACCTCAACAACCAATGGTGCGATTTCGTTTTCGATAATCATAAAATCATTGTAAAGGCTCTGATTGATTTTGGTCTTGAAGTCTTTCGTCATTCGGTGCTGCCATCCGCTTGCGTTGTAAAATGCTTTGATATATTCAATTTGCTCCTGGCTTAACTTATCCGCTGTAACGTCTCCGATAAATCCGATAACAAGAGGATTTTCGCTAACCTTGGTAAACTTTCCGGCAATACCGTTTTCAAGGCTTTTATAATCCATTCGTCTGATTTTCTGAAAACGCTTGAAATGAATTTAGATTTTCCGCTGCACAATGTATCAATAAATGATTTTTTAGTGATTTTTTCCATTTTATTTTACCTTATAGCCTTTCATTTTTTCCTTCACGAATTCCGCCACGTTGCGCCATCCCATTGCGTAAATCGTTGTTTTATTCTCCTGAAATTTTACCGTTTCGCCTTTCAAATTTTCCGTTTCAAACCAATGATTAAAATTTCCGTTTTCGTCAACCGTTTTAATTTCGGTATATCCATCATGCTGGATTCTCTTTATATATAACATTTTTCCGTTCTCCTTTTATGCAATTTTCTTTTTGAATTCTTCCATATATCCATCTGTGTCAATCTTTTCGGATAGTTTGCATAGTACACTATATTTTTTTGAGTTTTCCGGACTTCCAAGCGTTTCGCATTTTTCCCATCCGCTTGAATGGTAGCATCCACTATTTGAAGGCTTCCAATGCGTGATATAAAGCATAGGAATATAACGACCTGTTTCAACGTTCCATTTGCATCCGTAACCGTTTGTTTTCGTCTCGAATTCCTTGTTATATTCAATTTTGAATTCGATAACATCGCCGTTTTCCATTTTGATTTTTTTCGTCAAGGTCTTTTCGCTCCATATCAAATAATATTCAATATCAAACTGAAAACCGTTTTTCGCCTGGTCGTTCCACTTGTTAAATTGTTCTCTTGTTAATTTTGCCATCTTAAAATTCCTCCGCTGCAATTTTTCCGCCGTTTCTAAATTCCGGCTTTTCGTTGTAAAATTCCGCTATTGCTTTATATTTCGCCTGTGTTTCGTTGTCGGCTCTGACCGTTTCCGTAAAATATCCGCCGTAGTTTTCAACCTTAATTTTGATTTTATATTCCCTCTGAATCTCCGCCAATAATTCAAGTAAAATACAATAGGCGGATGAATTCTTTTTATAAAAATCTGTTTGACTTGTTGCGCTTCCCTTGTAGAATTCCTGGACGTTTCCGCCGTTCATTGCTATTTCCGCCGCCTTAATTCTATCATTTAGAATAATTTCAAGCGTTTCCGGCGTGAAGTATTTCACGCTTTCGGACTGCTTCAATAGTTTTTCTTTTAGGCTCTGAAAGTTTGATTTTGTGCTTTTCATTGCTTCATGCTCCTCTTTTTATCAATCATTTCAACGATGCTTTTACCAATGGCGTGAATTTCCTGGTAACACTCTTTTATATAGTCGGCTTCCGCTTCAATCATTCTACAAGTGTTTTTCAAATTCTCGATGGAACACGCACGGCGTATATATGCCATCTGGGATTCGGTAACGGTCAACGTATAGATATTTTCAATTTCATTTTCCGGAACGGCTCCGGGATTCTTTTCGGCTTTATTTTCAATCCAAATATTAAGAGTTTTGCCGTTTGCCAAATTTACCTCCAATCTATCGCCAAGGTCGCAAACATAGGTATAATATTCATCTGCTGAACGGTAGATTTTATAGCCGGCTCTTTCGCTGCTTTTTTCGTCAAGTGTTACGCCTTCGGTTAATGTTCTGACTATTTCCCATGCTTCATTATAATTTCGTGCCGTCATTGTTTCTCTCCTTCTCCCCGTTTGAGTCTGTTAGGTCATCTATTATATTTTGTGTTATTCTATCTTATTATTTGAAGTAAATTTCGGATGCCTGGCGTTTGTGCATGATTGATTCTTGATTCAATGCTTTTTTAATTGCTTCAATAATCATATCAATTTCGGTTAATTCGTCATCTGTTGCTATTTCGATTCTGATTGACGGTTCACGGATGATGTTATTTGTAGAAGTCATTTTATAAACGCCGACACAATCCATCATGGTAAATGCGAAAATATTAAAATCATTTATTAAAATGTTTGATATAATGTTTTTCGCCGCGTCCGTGTCAATCTCTTGTTTTTCTGTGTTTTTGTCGAACAATCCAACGGTTAAAAGATTCTCAATCATCATGGTTTTAATCTCCTGTTTTTGTGTTATTCTAAATTATTTTTTGCGTTTAGCATTTTAGGCGTTGCCGCCTTTTGTTGTACTCATTATAACATACTGCTTGTAGTTTGTCAAGAGGTTTTTTGAAAAAAATTCAAAAAATTTTTGATTTTGCTATTTTGCACAATTTGAATGCACTTTTATCAATATGTTTTTGTATAAATTGCACTAACTCCGGGTTAGTTTGTAAAGCCTGGATATTTTACCATCTATAATGAAATATTTTTGATTGGTTTTAATATATTAAAATAAGAGTAAATATAATTTACCATTTATTTTTTATGCTCCGAAAGTTTGCAAAATTCAAAATGATTTTGTAACCGTTCGCAAACTCTGAAAAATGGATAAAACAAAAATTTTATTTATAAAAATGCGTCATTATTTTGTCAAGTCTATAAAAGCACAAAAAAAAGACTTGACAAACGCCGAAAGTATGGGGGGTATATTAACATTATAAGAAGGCGACTCCGTGCCGGAATTCCGGGTATGTGTTGTTCATACACCTCTACGTTAAAAAATCTTTAATCCCTTTTAAGCACCGAAAGTTTCGTCATCACCGAAATTAAAATTCAAAAATGTAAGCACCGAAAGTATCGAGGTTTACAGAAAAATCTTTGTTTACCGAAAACCATTTTTACAAGTACCAAAGCACGAAAGTATCGAGGTTTGACACTCAAATTTTCGGTGTACCGAAACACTGTTTTTAATTTACCTAAAAATCAGGTATTTTTCGTCATTAGGTTGAATGAGCAAAACCCGAAAGTTTCGTATGTTCCGCAATTTTCAAATATCGTTTTGAATTTTTATTCACTTCAAATCCGAGAAAATTACGGTTCAAACTTGAATTTAGAGAACGAATTTAAGCAAAACATTTGGTATTTTAAGTCCGAACTTTTGCTTTTACGAGTAAAAATGATGCTCCGAAAACCCGCAAAATCGCATACCCTATTCTCTATCTGCGGGTCAGAATTGGTGATGAGAAGAATAGGGATATGCCATATACTATACTTATGTTAGATTCGTATAGTAATACAAGTAGGTATAGTATATGTATTAAAGAATGACTTGTATTACTTATATACTTATTACTTGTTTACAAGTATTACATGATGTATAGTTAATACAAGTAATAAGGTATTACTATTATTGACTTGTATTACTTTAAGAATAGTCTTAATAATAATAGTAATACTATTCTATGTATAATATATAATAATATATATAAGGAATTCTCTCTTGTGGTTCAGTCTGGAGGAAGGCTGTTCGGGCGGGGGCGGCAATTTTTTTCAAATTCTAAAAATAATTTAGAAAAACCTCTTGACAAATGTTTTCGGCTGTGGTATAATAACAGTGAAAATAGAATTTTGATGTTATTCCCTGCGGCAGAAGTATAGGGGGATATGTTTACATATGGAGCGTAAACGTGCCACGAGGACAGTGGCTACCATTAAGAAAGGAGGACGAGTATGATTGAGTATGATTAGTTCAAAGACCAGGAAACCACCAGAAAATTATACGGACGAACAATGGCAATCGGATTTTCAAAAATTGCGAAATGAGATTCGACCATCGGCGTTACGAGAAATGCCGACAGTTCCGGAAACTATTAAAGAAGGTCAAGTCTATCACGGCAAAACAGAATATCAATGCTATTGCGATTTCATCAACGACATTTTATTGAATATTCGAGACGGTAATACAGATTACTGTTTTTACATATATCAGATTGCAGATTTACTAAAATACGAACATGACCGATTACAAGCAACTTGGTCGGAGACCGACCAGTGTTTTCATTTAACTCTTAAAAATAAGACGGAATAATTCAAAGGAGGTAAATGAATGGAGCAGAAAAGCGTTCACCGATTCATTTACAAATTAGAAAGCAAGCGTCTCAAACGAGCAAAGTGGAATTTGAGACTTCCCATAAAAGAAGCAATGCGAACCTGTCCGGATTCAATAGTATCTCTTAATGAGAGCGAGTGTTTAAGGTTCATTGATGAAATTTGTGGGTGCGATGATATTAACGAAAGAGTTCGTCATATCCAAAAAAAGATTCACTTTACAAAAAAGCAGCCAAAGAGCAGAGAGAATAAAATGCTTATCAATGGCTACTATGATACTCTATATAATTTACAGTTCCAAAAAAACTACGTTTGTGTCATTATGAATAGTGATGCCGACTATGACCGAGCCAACCAAGGATTTACTATCAATTACGGAATCATTGACGGTGAGGAATGTATTATTAAGTACCGCAGATTTTTGGGTACAAACGGCGGAATTAAAAATTCGACCATTGTGTATGTAAACGAGGAAATTTACCCCGAACTAAAAAAACGATTGGATAACGGACGAGATAAGTCCAAGGAACTTGTTCCGGCTAAACTGGAGGCTTATCAAGCACTTATCTGTTCTGGCTCTACTCCGCTTCCTGAACCCAAGGGCATTATCGTAGTTAAGGATTGTATTACTCACTTCAAGGAAGATGTTATCTTGATTAACGATGCAGCCGAAGGAGAACCTATTCTTACATACGAGAAAGATTATGAAATCGAGCATAATGATTCCGATGGTTATGGTCTTATGCTTCCCTCTTACTCTCGCAAAGTAAACGAATTCTTATCTGGTGACGGAGAGCATACAATCGCAGGTATGAATACCCGATACGCCTGGAACAAAGGAATGTTATACACATTCGATTTCGTGGAGTTTGCGGAAAAGGTTGCCGGCACTTACGAGATTACTGACGTTTGGGGTCACAAGCGAGATGTGCGAGATGCAGAGGTTATCTTAACAGAATCAATGTTGAAACTTTGGGATAGTTATTCGAGTTGGGAAGATTATTACGCTAACTGTCAAGAGAATCACTATCATTTCTCTACTCCAAAGACAACACCTGACGAACTCGAAAATGTTCGTGATACCAACTATCAGTTCCTCCAGAGTTATGAGTTTACAGAAGAAGAACTTGAAGAACTGTGTAGACCGACCATTGAGGAAATCCAAGATGTTCTCGGATTCGACTATCGTAAAAGTCTTACATTCCTTGCCGGCTTCGGCTTGAATGAGGATAATGCCTTCGGAGATAATCTCGATTGTTATGTCAAGGCTCTTATGATTGAACCTCAACTCATCAACGATACATTCATTCGCCGCAAAATCCACAACATGATTAAGAAGCGTATCGAGATGGGAGAGCGTGGAGCAATCCGCATAAACGCCAATTTTGCAATGATTAGCGGAGACCCTTACGCATTAGCACAGAGTATGTTTGGTCTCGAAATAACAGGTTTGCTGAAGGCGGGAGAGGTATATCATAAGTATTGGATTGACCGCAATGCAGAAGAAATTGCTTGTTTCCGTGCGCCGATGACGTGTCATAACAATATCCGCAGAATGAAGTTGGCTTACAATGAGGAAATCGCTCATTGGTATCAGTACATTGATACGGTTTTGATTTTCAATGCGTTTGATACCGCTTGTGATGCAATGAATGGCGCAGACAAAGACGGAGACACAAATATGTGTACCGACAACCCGATTATCGTCAAGAACACAAAGAACTCCCCAACTATTATCTGTATGCAGAAAAAGGCGGAAAAGAAAGTTCCCACAGAGGAAGATATTATTTCCTCAAACAAACTCGCATTCAACGATGATATTGGAGTGGTTACTAACCACGTAACGAGTATGATTGAAGTGCAATCCGGCTTCCCTGTCGATTCGGAAGAATACAAAGTTCTTACCTACCGTATCATGTGCGGTCAGTTGTATCAGCAAAACACCATTGACCGAGCCAAAGGCATTATCGCAAAGCCTATGCCATCGAACTGGTACACCTTAAACGAGAATAAGGTCAAGGACGAGGACGATGAGGAAACCGCAAAAACAAAAGCATTGAATTATGGTATTGCTGCATTCAGAAAACCATACTTTATGACTTATGTGTACCCAAAGTTAAAAACGGAGAACGACACTTATGTAAGGAACAACAATCGTGGCGTTATTCGCCGTTTTAATCAGTACGGTATCAATAACATTACCGACCTCGAAGCATACGAGCCAAAGACCGAGGAAATGAAACTCTACCTCGAATATTTCAACCGCCGATTGCCTGTCGGCAATAATCCATGTGTGGTGAATCGTATTTCTTGGATATTCGAGAGGGTGTTCCAACGTTACTTCTCGAAGAACCCACAAGAGCCGTTTGACTACTCTGTATTAAAAAGCGGAGTTGTATATAGCAAGGCGGATTACAACCGAATTCTCGAACTATACAAAGAGTACAATCGCCGTGTTGAAGAATTTCAAAAGAGGATTCGCACGGAGAAAATCGAAAAGGATAATGAGTATATCGAGAGAAACCGATTTGTCGAGTTCTTCAAGAGCGAGTGCGAAAAGATTTGTACCAACGAAGATGAACTTTGCGATATTGTGATTGATATTTGTTATCAAAAAGAAAAGTCAAAGCAATTCGCATGGGATGTATCGGGCGGAGTTATTCTTCGTAATCTATTACGCCGACACAACAATATCATTCACTATCCTCAAATGGTTTCAGAAAATGGTGAGTTTACTTACTGCGGAAAGCAGTTTGTGATGTGTGAGAAAAGAACGGAGGTGGAAACTGATGATTATTCTGAATGAGCGTGAATACGCAGAGGATTGTCTTAAAAACGGTCTCGTAGATTCAAAGCCGTTTAATACGCTTTCTATTTTAGCGAAATATTATTATCATATTTGTGGGTATCGCAAGAAGAAGATTACCACTCTACTCCTGGAATTTCTCTCAAAGCATTATCCACGATATGAACTCAACGAATTTAGTTGGCATTCAAGTATTGAGAAGATTGCCGCCAACGCTGGCTCGTATCGTCTATACGAGATTAAAGGCGTTAAGATAACCAAATCTGAAATGGAAACTATCACAAATATTCATAACAAGGTTTTGGAGCGACTTATGTTTACTATGCTCTGCCTTGCGAAGTTAAGCAATGTGAAAAATCCAAAAAACAACGGTTGGGTAAATGCCGAGAGCAAGGAAATCTTTGAGTACGCACGGATTGCTTGCAAGTGCGATGAGCGAGAGGTAAAAATCGGCAAACTGTGGCAAATGGGTCTGTTGGAGTTCTCCAAGCGAAACGACAATATGAATTGCCGAGTGACCTTCATCAATGATGAAGATACCGAGGAAATGTTCATCTCCGACTTCCGAGAACTCGGATATGAGTACATGACTTACAAGGGCGACAACTTTATTCGTTGCCGAGAGTGCGGCATTCTCACTCGTGGAAATAAAAATGGCACGAGAAAGTATTGCAAGGATTGTGCAACTTATACTCCGCAGGAAACCAAGACAATCGTGTGTGAGGATTGCGGAATTGAATTTAATGTTGATGGTAGTTCTAAAAAGGTGTGTCGGTGTTCTTCTTGTCAAAAAACCTATAATCTGAAAAAAATGAGAGAATGGAGAAGAACACAGTATTTATGCGAGGTTGCACTTAAAGAATCCGGAAAAATTATCAAATCTGGTGAAGTTGTTTTTGATGCAAGAGATTACACATCTTCGAGAACGATTACACTTGGAGAAGTAAAAGAAAACTTGAACAAATATTATCAGACATTAAAAGACAGTCTTGAAAAAAACTTATTTCCAGAAATAGAAGATATGTTTAATAAAATACTAAAAACAACGGAAGATTTTGAGAGACAAACAATGGAGCAAATAGTTCCACTATTGAGAAATTTTTCTGAAATGTGTTCAAAAATGTAAAAAATATATTTTGAGATGAATTTTATTTAATACGAAAAATGCACCGATAAGACCCGAAAGTATCGGTGTTTGCAATGGTTCTATAAATAATTTAGAAAAACACTATTTTTCGTATATTGAAGGGAAATATACCTTCACTCTCATTTCTTTATCTTTCTCTTTTCTTGATGCACTGGTACGGCAATAGCCGTGCCGGTGTACCCTCTCGAAAATTTTATATAAATCAATAGTTGTAATTACACAGAGGACAAAACATTACAATTTCTTACGGCTGTGAAAATCATCCTTCTCAAATATTAACATACTGAATCTATCTTCGAGACCGACAAGGTTTGGTAGATAGATTATAATACAAACTTGATTTTCAGATTACCGTATTTCCGAGCGGCTATTCTATTGCTTCCTTCTTTGAATGATATAAAAAGAATTATGATGATTGTGTTAGCAATAGAGATTTCCGCATATTTGGCGGAGTGGTCAAGCGGTTAAGACACCGCCCTTTCACGGCGGTAACAGGGGTTCGACTCCCCTCTCCGCTACCAAATAAAAAAACAACAGAGCAAAATGCTCTTTCAAATATATGGGTAGGTATGCAAGTGGTTAAAGTAGGCGGACTGTAACTCCGTTGCCTTACGGCTTCGCAGGTTCAAATCCTGCCCTGCCCACCAAACAAATATAAAAAGGAGGCGTTTAGGTATGCCATACATTTATAAGGTTACAAACAAAAAGAACGGTAAAATCTACATAGGAAAAACTATGTTTACTGTGCAAGAGCGATGGTCTGAACATTGCAAAGATTACAAAAAGGAAAGATGCGAGAATCGACCATTATATAAAGCAATGCAAAAATACGGAATTGACGGATTTATAGTTGAGGAAGTAGAAAAGTGTTCCGAAAGTGTTCTTTCAGAAAGAGAAAAGTTTTGGATTGAATATTATGGAACATTTAAGAATGGTTACAATGCGACAATCGGTGGAGACGGTAGCCAATACATAGATTATGATGTTGTAGTACAAACATATCTCCAAACTGGCAATCAAAACAAAACTGCGGAGATTGTTGGAATATGCCCTCAAAGCGTCAGAAAGATTTTGAAAATCAGAAACATTGATTCTTTGCCAATAATGAAAGTAAACCAAAAAGAATTAGGTTCTATGATAAATATGTTTTCTTTATCTGGCGATTTTATCAAATCATTTCCGTCTGCACGTGATGCAGCAAGATTTATTTTGACAGATACAAATAATACATCTATTTATGGTACTGCTACGCATATTTTAGATGTTTGCAAAGGCAAGAGAAAAACTGCACATAAGCATCGGTGGTCTTTTGCTTAAACCAATAGAAATATAACATAGGCAAGAATGCCTATACGCTGGCGTGGCTCAATGGCAGAGCAGATGACTTGTAATCATCAGGTTGTGGGTTCGACTCCCTCCGCCAGCTCCAAATTACTAATTCAAAGAAAAGGATGGTGCAAACCATTTTATATGAAAGAAAT